ATGGAGTTAGAATGTTAAGTGGAAGAGTTAGAGACTCTGGTGAATGGGGGTTTGATACTGAAACTAATTATGGAACTGGTGATAGTCCACGACCAACTTTACAAGGTGTTGATAATAATGATGGAACTTGCACGCTTCAGGTGGTAAATCCAGGTTCTACACATTCCTACGGTGAATTTCATATAGTTGCTTGGGATTGTGTTATTACATCACCTTCTACTTGATGATAAGTAGACGATATTAATAATTTCTTAATGTGTGTTACGACATGAACACATTATTGCACGTTTGGAATATCCGACTAGCATAGCTAGTAAGTATTTCAAACATAAAGAAAAATGGACAAATACACCTACGATAATTGGGTGAAAGTCAAAGAGACCTTCGAGTCATCAGGAAATACAGATAATTTCTTTTATAAAAGAGCATGTGCTATAGTGGGGGGACTACCCGACCCTATGGACAACTTACCGAATGTCTCACAGGATGACTGAACTGAAACCAGAACATTATGTCACTCAAGAAGAGTGCCAGGAGATGATTGATGCTGCCATACGTCGACACAATCGTAATGCTTCAATTATTTCAATGTGTGTTGGTTGGGTTGTTCTTGCACTTTTTGCTGAGGGTTTGCTTCGACTTATTGGAGTAATCGATCCTATTTTCCCATGGCTCAAAATCACATTACAGAATGGATAGGCATAGTTCTCCTATTTTTGTTTGGGGTAACTATGTTTTGTCAAGGTCATTTACCATAACAAACATGGATACTCCAGAAAAGACTCCGAAAGACAAGAAGCAAGAGACCAAGTCAGAAGACAAATCGAAGCGATCATTAGAAATCGCAAAGATGATTCATCCACATGATGATGAACCTGATCCTACTGCTTACATGGGGAACTATAACTTTCCCCAAATGCTTTTTGCTTTCTGTCTTGGATTTGTAACCATGTTTGTTTTATTTGTTGATGAGCTAAATGATTTTAAAGGATGTCCACTACCAGAATACTTTCAAGAAAGATCTAAATGAAAGAGGACGAAAAGAGGGAGTTCTATAAAGGACTTCGAGAGCGCATCAAACAACTTAGAATGCAACATCTTTTTGAGGAACCATGCCCACTATATGAGGAGGACGAAGAACATGGAACTGGTTGAGTTTTTTAACTTTATTTCATATGTTCTTTATCTTTACGTTGCTTGGATGAGTGGTGTATTATTGGGATATATACTTGCAATTAGAAACATGGGAGACTAAATGTCAAACTTCACGGATCAACAGATAGAACTATTAATCGATGCTGTGTGGATGAGACAAAGATGTTTCATCGCTGGTGATAAAAGATTCAGAGAATACTCAGATTTATTGGAACAATTTATGAAACAAAAACCAGGTTACACTCCAGGTCAATATCGATGACACTTGGACAATTCTTATTATGGTCGGCAATACCCTTTGTATGTGCCACCATCGCATTTGGACGATTTAAAGGTGAAACTTCGTATTACGACTCGGAAGACTATGACGGAAACGGAACCGCTCACTAAGGGAATTGTTATCTTTGGTGCCACTGGTGATCTCTGCAAAAAGAAACTAATTCCCGCACTATACAAACTATGGGAGAAAGATCTTCTCCCACCTAATTTTGTTATCACTGGTTCTGCTAGGAGAGAACCAACACCACAACAGTGGAAAGAATCATTAGGTGATTATCCAGAAGAATTTCTTCATCATCTGGATTATATTTGCACAGATTTGGACATGCCAGAGACTCTGACGCATTTGCCAAATTATCTACATGATAATACGTATTTCTTATCAGTACCACCAGAACGCTATGAGAATGCTATCATCAATCTCAAAGAAGCAGGACTCCTCAACGACCCAGAAAGGTCCAGGGTGGTTATCGAAAAACCCTTTGGACGTGATTATAAATCTGCTGATCATCTACAGTCTGTGGTTGGGAGACATCTACGCGAAAAACAAGTATATCGCATTGACCATTATCTTGGCAAAGATACTGTTAATAACATACTTGCTACTCGGTTTAGTAATATTCTTTTGGAACCACTTTGGAACCGCCAGTATGTAGATGAAGTTCAAATCTTTGCAACCGAAACATTTGGTTGTGAAGGACGTTCGCAATACTATGAAACTGCTGGTGCGGTTCGTGACATGCTTCAGAATCACATTCTGCAAGTATTTGCATTAGTTGCTATGGAAGCTCCCTGTCGTATGGATGCACGGGAAATTAGACGTGAGAAAACAAAAGTTCTTGCTGCTACTCGTTTAGGGGAGGATATAATCCTTGGACAATACGAAGGTTACAAATCTGAAGAAGGCGTTGATCCTCGGAGTCACACTCCTACCTTCGCTGCTGGTACTTTATACTGCGATAACTGGCGTTGGGAGGGTGTTCCTTTTCGCATCATGACAGGTAAAAACTTACCTTATGGATGTGTTGAAGTTGTTGTAAAACTTAAAGCACCACCACAACAATTGTTCTCTGGTCATGAATATAATGATAGGATTGTGATTAGATTACAACCACATGCTCATTTCGATATTCGTATTGATATGAAAGCACCTGGTTTTAATGATGATGTGGAAACTGCTACTTTGACCCACAGATATCCAGATTGGTTGGGTGTTGACGGGTATGAAAAATTACTTTATGAAGCAATCAATGGTGATCAGTCACACTTCGTTCATTCTGAAGAAGTTCTAGAATCTTGGAGGATCGTAAATGATTTACTTTGCACTGGGGATTCTTGCCCCATACGCACTACTCCTTATATCTATATGCCTGGTTCCTGGGGACCACAATATAAAACAGAACGAATAACCAATTGGGATTATCCAGCATGACCACATTTATGTTTGTATTTGCTTTTATTTTATTGCTTGTTTTTGGTATGGAGTTAACCTGGCCAATAAGACGACCTAAGTAAAATGATTCATAAAGTCGCACACTTTGCTGCATGGACTTTAAACAATCCTTGGACACTAGGACCAATGTGTATGGCACTAGTGTTCGTTCCCATTATCGGTATGCATTTGGTTCACAAGTATGGTTGGGAGCACTGGGAACCATTTGACAGGGGGCACAAGAAGTAGTATAATTACTTCTGTTGAGACATTCAACTGCGGTGTTCCCCTTGCAGGTTCAGGAGCAGCGGCGACAGGAACCTGCACAACGGAATGTAGCTCAGTTTGGTAGAGCACTCGCTTTGGGAGCGAGTGGCCGTAGGTTCGAATCCTATCATTCCGATTGCCAGTTTAATCGCTGGCATCTTGACTACATACAGATAAAACCTTATAATATAAGGGTTAACCAAACACAACAATGGCACTGACTGAAAAATTCAAAAAGGACATCAGCACACTTCGTGCTGCTTCTACTGGCGAAATTTTCCTTGATGTAAAGAATCCGAAACTTTTCAAAAAGGTTCGCCGCTACTACGAACGTGAAGGAGCGGTGTTTTCAGGAGAACCACTTGATGATTATGAAATGCTGATGGAACTTATCTACAGCGATCTTGAAACTGTTGAGGTTACACAATGAACGTAGTGAAAAAACCAACCGTTCTTCTTGAGCGGTTTCCTTATCGTTATATTCAAGTCGGCAAACTGGAGATCAATGGTCTTCCAGACTGCCGTATTCAAAAGGTAGATTCATACACGGGTCGTTACCGTGATATGTATCTTTGTGATAATGAAATGCAGTTGATGACTGCTATGGAAGATCATGATTATACCTGTTGGTTGGACCCTGATGGTGTTCCTGCTTATGTGAAAGACTCGGTATCGTCTCGAAACTAGCCCTGGTCGGTGAAGGTTCCCCTTCAATCCCGAAGTTTCCTAGTTCTTAAAACTAGGTGGTGGAGTCATT